TTTCGGGTGTGACTTTGTGGGATGTGAAATTGATACAGATTATTTTAACGCGGCAAAGGAGCGATTTTACCGGGAGACCCGGCAAGTTGCAATGTGGTAGCATAACAAGTCCCGCTATGCTGTGGCGATCAGCCGGAAGCGGGTTTTCGGTTGGTTGCTTCACGCATTCCTGCGGTGGCAAAGACGAATTTGGAGGGGGCTATGAAATTGTACTACGTCCCGAAATTGGAACTGGACAAGATCACGGATCAGGAGGTGCTCCTCGACGCCTTGCGCCTCAATGTCCTGTACCAAGTCCAGCGTGCGGGCAGCGGGCATCTGGGCGGCTCCCTGTCGTCGTTGACCATCATGGTTCCCCTGTTTTTCGGTGAGATGGGGCCGGATGATGTGTTCATTTCAAGCAAGGGTCACGACGCCCCGGCGCTGTATGCGGTCCTGACGGCTAAAGGGGTCATCCCGTTCGATGCGATTCATACCTTCAGGCGCCCGGGGGGATTGCCGGGTCATCCGACGATTGACGTTCCGGGTGTGCTGTTCAATACGGGTTCGCTCGGGATGGGGATTTCAAAGGCCAACGGACTGGCGGCGGCTGACAGGCTGAACGGCATTGACCGGAAGATCCACGTCCTTGTCGGGGATGGGGAGCTTCAGGAGGGGCAGAATTGGGAGGCGCTTGATAATCTCAGCCGGAATGTCATTGTTCATATCGACGCGAATCAGTTTCAGCTTTCCCGCCCCCGTAAGGTTCCGTATGGGCTCTGGCTCGAACAGATAAACCGGATCAAGTGGCATTGCACCACCAAGGGCTCCGGCATTTCCTTCATGGAGGGTGATAACCGCTATCACGCCGGGGCGCTGTCGGAACTGGAATATGACCGGGCCGTGCAGGAGATATGCAACCGCTCCCCGCAATTCGCCGTCTGTGAGGTAGAGCGGGAAGTGTATCCACGTGCCTTCCCGGTCAACACGCTCTTAAAGGCATATTCAGCAATCGTTGAAAGCCTCGGCGCGAATGAAAAAGTGGTCGTCATGGACGCCGACCTTGAACCCGATTGTGGCCTAACTGCCTTCAAAGCGAGGTATCCCGCCCGATTTATCCAATGCGGGATTGCGGAGCAGGACATGGTGAGTATGGCGACGGGCCTATCTGCCGGGGGCTTTATCCCGATTGTCCACAGTTTCGCCGCCTTCCTGTGTCGTCGGGCGAACGAACAGATTTACAACGCCTGCCTTGAACGTCGTCATATCGTATTCGTGGGGCATCTGGCGGGCATCCTACCGATGGGGCCGGGAACGTCTCACGAGTGCAAGGAGGATATCGCCCTGATGAAGACCATGCCGGGGATGGAGATCCTCAAGCCACAGACGCCGGAGGATCTGCGCGGCGCGATGGAGTGGGCGGTCCATGAGGCGACGGGGCCGGTCTATGTTTCGATAGCCTGTTGGGGATTGGAGGGGGTGAGGCGATGATGTTGCCCTTCAAAATGCGAACCGAAACGCCGATGGAGAAATACCGGGCCGAGACATTCTGGGAAAAGGAACCGGAGACAATCGCGTGGATTAAATCTTTTGCGCCCACGGATGAATTTGTGGACATCGGGGCGAACATCGGCGTGTACTCGCTATTCGCAAATTCCCTCTATCCCGAAATGTGGGTTTATGCCTTTGAGCCGATGAAAGAAAACATGGAGGCGCTTCAATACAACCGCCTCTTGAACCGGTTTATGCATATCGCCTGCTTTTGGTGGGCCATCGGGTCTTTTGACGGATTCGTGGAGTTTGGTTCCGACAAGACCGGGGCCGGGGCGTCCGGTGGACAGGTCGGCAAGCGGGGACGGTACACCATTATCAGCACGCTCGACACTATCTCAAAGGCGCTCGTTATGGATAATCTTCACGTCAAGATTGACATCGACGGGCAGGAATTGGAGGTGGTCCGGGGGATGCAACTGACGCTCCCCTATGTCAAATCCGCCCTGATCGAAGTATCGAAGACAAGCAAGGGGCCAATCATGGACATCATGACCGGGGCCGGGTTCACGACTGACAACCGTTTCAACACCATGTCGCCGCACAGCCGTGAACGCCGGGAACGTGAAGGGATCGACGCGGAGAACATCGTTTTTACGAGGTGATGAATGTCAAGCACGGCAAACAGGGACATCCCGCACAAGTCGCTATTCCGGCCCGATGAGGTGGCGGCGATCTTTCAGGTTTCCGTCAAAACCATCTACTCATGGCACAATGAAGGCAAGCTGCCGGGCCTGAAGGTGGGGGATAAAACCCTCCGCTTTCAGCGCCCGGTGATCATTTCCATCATCTCAAAAGACCCCGCCAGTTAAATTCTTTTACGTTGGTGCCGTTTGGTGCCCTCACGTCCGGGATAATTCTTTCGTTCTTCCCCACAATGTTTCTCACAGGGGGGAAGAATGTCCATTACACACCGAATCCGTCAGTTCAAAGATAACGTCCTACTGCGGGGACTCTCGGACCCGTATCATTGGCTTTCCCGTTTCGTTCAGCAGCCCGCCTCATCCGGTGTATCCGTAACCGCCGACTCCTCGCTCAAGGTCGCGGCGGTTTACGCCTGCGTCAAAGTCCTCGCTGAAACCATCGCCTCGCTGCCGCTCTCCATCTATGAGCGCACGGGGGATGACGGCAAGAAACCCGCCACAGACCATCCCCTCTATCCCATCCTGCACGACGCCCCGAACGAGTTCATGACCAGCTTCGATTTCAGGGAGGGCCAGGTTGCCCACCTGAATTTGCGGGGGGAATCCTTCGCCCGCAAGGTTGAGGACTCGCGGGGAAATATCGAGGAGCTTCTCCCCCTGAATCCCGCCCGGATGGACGTCTCCGTGGTCAACGGCGTTCCCGCCTACACCTATCGCCACGAGGACAGTCGTGTTGAATCCATCCCGGCAAATAAAATCTGGCACGTCAAGCACCTGCCGATCTCCTGCACATACAACGGCGACATGCCCGAGGGGACCCGGGGCGTCTCCCCGATCTCCATAGCGCGTGAATCCATCGGCCTGTCAATGGCGGCGGATCAGTACGGGGGCCGGTATTTCGCAAACAACGCGAGCGTCGGCATGGCGCTCAAGTTCCCCGCCGGCGTCCGCCTGTCTGACAATGCCCGCGACTACCTGAAGGAATCCCTCGCCGAGTACGGCAAGCTCGAAAATAAATTCAAGTCCATCGTGTTGGAAGATGGCGGCGACCTGACCCGGATCGGGATGAGCAACGAGGACTCCCAGTTCCTCGAATCCCGTCAATTCGGCGTCGAGGAAATCGCCCGCATCTTCCGCGTCCCCCCCATCATGATCGGGCACCCCACGAACACCATGACGTATGCGAGCGCGGAGCAGCTGTTCCTGTCCTTCGCCACGTTCACCGTCCGCCCCTGGTGCGTCCGGATCGAGCAGTCGATCAACCGCAACCTGATCCCCAAGCGGGACCAAGGCAAATACTTTGCGGAGTTCAACCTCGCCGGGCTCCTCCGGGGCGATCTCCCCTCCCGATACCAGGCTTACGCCGTCGCCCGTCAATGGGGATGGATGAGCGTCGATGAGATCCGGTCCCTCGAAAACATGAACCCCCTCCCGAACGGCAAGGGCGAGGAATATCTCGTACCCCTGAACATGATCCCCGCCGGCCAGGAACCCCCCGCAAAGCCCGCAATACCCACTCCACAGCAAGGAGACGACGAAGATGCCTGACAAGCAAATGGAATACCGGACGTTTAACGTCACGTCGATGGCGGTCAACCGCGACGATTCAGAGAAGCCCCGGATCGTGGGCCATGCCGCCGTTTTCGACGTCATAGGCGATGGCGGTTATTTCCGCGAGCGCATCGCAAAGGGGGCGTTTGAAAAGTCCATCGTCAACGACGACGTTCGCGCCCTGTTCAATCATTCCCCGGACTATGTTCTGGGCCGCAACACCGCAGGCACGCTTGTCATGCGCGAGGATGAAAAGGGTCTGTTTGTCCAGATCGACCCGCCCGACACGCAGTTTGCCCGCGACCTCATGACCTCCATCAGCCGGGGCGACATCAGCCAGATGAGCTTCGGTTTTGAAATCATCGACGAAGAAAGAACGAAAGGCGAAGGCGGCGACCTGGATTTGTACACACTCCGGGAAGTGCGGCTATGGGACGTCAGCCCCGTCACCTTCCCCTTTTACAAGCAGACCGATGTGAGCGTCCACTCACGGTCACAATGGGCTGCATCACAGGAGCGGCGCGGGTCCGTCCCCGCCGGAATGAGGCTCAACTTGCTTAAGAGAGAGTTTGATCTCCGCAGAATTTAAGGAGGAAACGATGGACAAAATCAAGGAATTGAAGGCGCGAGCCCAGGAAGCAATCGACAAAATGCGGGCCATGCTCGACCTTGCCGACGGGGAAAATCGTGACCTGACGGATGAGGAAACGGCGCAGTACGCCGCGATGGAGACTGAGGCGGACCAGCTTCAGCGCGACATTGAGCGGCTTGAAAAACTGGAAGAACGCGAAGCGAAGAACGCAGCGGGCGGGGATAAACCCTACCGCGTGAGCTTCAAGCGCACGACCAGCACCCCGAGCGAGTTCCGTAACCTCGGAGAGTTCATTTGCTCCGTGCGGTTCAACCGGGATGACCCGCGTCTGGGCCATGTGGAATACCGCGAGCAGAGCATGGATCAGGGCGTCGAGGGTGGTTTTGCCATCCCCGAGCAGTTCCGGCCCGAGCTCCTTCAGGTGCAGCCGCAGGAAGCCATTTTCCGGCCCCGCTGTACCGTCATCCCCGCAGGCGATCCCCCGGACGCCCGCATCACCATGCCCGCCCTTGATCAGACGGCAGCGAAAAACGTCTATGGCGGCGTTGTGGTTGCCAAGGTCAACGAAGGCGGGACCAAGAACGAAACGGATCTCCGGCTGAAGGAAGTCTCCCTGGAACCGGGGGAAGTCGCTGCTTACATCGTTACGTCAGACAAGCTCCTCCGCAACTGGCAGGCGGCATCCGGCCTGATCGGGACGCAGCTCCGCAAGGCCATCATCGGGTGGGAGGATTATCAGATCCTGCGCGGTGACGGTATCGGCGGACCCCTCGGGATCATCTCCGCGCCGTGTTCGATTACCGTGTCACGCACCACGGCCTCCCAGATCGCCATTGCGGACATCCGCAGCATGTACGCCCGGATGAAGTTCGGCGGTTCCCTGTTCTGGATTGCCAGTCAGACGACCCTTCCGCAGCTTCTGGCCCTGGCCGATGGCGGTTCCAACCTGATCTTCGCACCCTCGGCAGCGGACGGCGTACCGGCGACCCTGTTCGGATATCCGCTGTATTTCGCGGATCGCTCCCCGGCTCTCGGGTCCAAGGGCGACCTCGTTCTGTGTGATGCGTCGTACTACCTGATCAAAGACGGGTCGGGTCCGTTCATCGAGGCATCGCAGCACGTCTATTTCACCAGCAACAAGACCGTCATCAAGGCGTTTTGGAACGTCGATGGCAAGCCCTGGCTTTCGGCGGCGCTGCCGCTTGAAGGGTCCACGTCCAACACCGTCAGCCCGTTCATCGTGCTGGAATAAGGAGGTAACGAAATGAGCAAATACCTTGGAGAGAGCGCAAAAATCACGGCGGCGATTATCGGCGCGGCGGTGTCTTCCGCCGATTCCGAGCCTATCGCCCTGCGGGATGTTTCAAAGGTTACGGTTCAGGTCGGGATTCTTTCCGACCTTGCAACCGCGAAGGCTTTGGGAGCGGCCCCCGCGTCGTTCACGGTTGTGTGCGGGACGGCGGGCCAGGGGGTGAGTTCCTTCACCGCCCTGACGGGTGCGGGAATTGGACTCGGCGAGGCAACCGCCCTTGAATGGCACGAATGGGATACCGTCCGTGTCGTGGCCGGAGCGGGCGCGAGCGCACGGAAGGCGGACGGTCGGACCATCGTTATTGACGGAACGACCTTCACGCTTCAGGAAGCCGCGACGATTGCAGACAAGCAGATCGGTTCGAGCGCGAACAGCGTCATCATCGAAGACCTCGCGTCCGCAATCGCGGTGTTCTGTACCCACCTCGAAACCTACACGGTGACGACTGCTGCCGATTCGTCTTCGGAGGCATCGCTTCGAATCCGGCGCAAGGCAAGCGGTCCCGGCGAAGCGCACGGCATCGACATCGCCTGCGCGGGTGCGTCCGGGTCCACGGGTTGCGTGTACGTCGAAGGCATCAAAAAAACCGGCGTCATCGAGTTTAACCCGTCCCAGGTTCTGGCAACCAACTCCTCCTATACGCATTTCGGTGTCCGCTACAAGAGCACCGGGACGTTCGCGGTGGAGTCTGTCGTGATCTGCGTCACCGGCTACCAGTCCACGAATATCAACCGCGTCGTGGCTCCGTAACTGAACAACCAACAGGGGAAAGAAAGGGGAGAACAGGTATGGCAAAGAAGGAAGGAAAGCAGGCAGAAACGGGGGCCGTCGTTGTTACGCAGGCGGCGGCTCCCGCCCCCCCTACGGAAAAAAAGATCGCCATCGTGGGATGCAGCGACACGAAGCACCTTGCACCACACAACGATCCGTCGTGGGAGATGTGGGGGATGAACAACGCTTACACGAACGTCCCGCGACGTACCGGATGGTTTGAAATTCACCCGATCAAATTCACGGACGGCAAGTATTTCAGGCGGAAGCTGCTACGCCCGGGCGTGTTTGAGTGGTCAAACGAGTTTCGGGGGCAGCCGATGGAGGCTTACATTAAAGACCTCGCGGGCCTCGACGTTCCCGTTTATATGCAACAGCATTGGGACGCCATCCCGAAG